CATTATTATATAATTTATTACTTCCTGAATCTACACCTGTTGTTATGGTATTTCCAAATACATGTTTATCTGCAAATGTTGTAAATATACTTTCTCCATAAGACCAATAGTTTTCATCAGGAGACCATACAACATAACTATCACATTCACTAGAATCTGTTGAAGGATATAACCAAATTACTTCTTTAAACTCTGAATTTATTCCACAGAATATTTTATCTTTTTGATCTACATTTAATCTATCAAATATATATCTTCTTACTGTACAAGGTAAACTTCTTACTTGTCCATCAAATACATAGAAGTTATCATAACCCATCCAAACTGCACGACCATCATAATCAACTGCTGCATGTTGTGATATTAATCCACAATTAGTTCCAAGTTGTGCAAAGTTAAAAATAAATGGTGGACCTACAAAAGTCATTGCCCATAAAGAATTATCTGTCCATATATTAATAGCATTACGTGATCGTTTTGCTCCTACTATTTTTGTACCATCAGCAATAATAACTTCACCAGAAGTAGAATTTATAGATGGTGTCCAATTTGTATAATCTTCTTGATTAGACCATCTTACAACCATAGGATTATATGTTCCTGATGGACTTGCTGTAGTACCAAACTCATTAGTTCCTAATGCTATTGCATGTCTATCATTAGGAGATACTATTATAGAATTAACTGTTGTAGGTGAGTTAGTAACTATAGCTGCTCTTACTGGACTTGTTGATGCATCTGCATCCCAATAATAAATAGCACCACCTCTTCTATTTGCTAATACGTCTTCACCCCAATTATCTAAACTCCATTGTGTTATCTCACTTGAGAAATCACTAGCACCTGTAGATGTTGGTTGATTCCATGCTCTTGTTTGTGATGCACATACAGTTGCTTGATAAGATGCAGCACCATAACCAAGACCTGCTGCAGCATTTGATACACCAGTTTTTAATAGATAATGTATATGTCCATTACCAGAAGATGATTGTGCAGCACTTGCTGTAGTTGCAACATTAACAGCAAAAGTATTTGCATTATTAACACTTACTTGATACGTACTTGTACCTAATAAAATATTACCACCTATTGTTGCACTAGCTGATACAGGTGTTACATCAAATATTTGATCTCCATTATGTTCATATAACATTTGAGCTGTACCAAACATAGCTCTTTTAAATTGATCGTTATCTGTCCATGTTATAATATCACGACCTGCACCATTAAATGTTGCAGATACTTTTGTTGCATAACCTCCTATATTCTCTGGTTTACCTGCACGAAATCGTACATTATTTGTATCATACCAAGAATTAGTTTCTGCATATTGTGTGGACTCTCTTCTAATACCTGGTTGAAAGTCCATCTTAACGAGTTTTGAACTTGTTGAGGACATTAATTACCTATCAAAGTTTTTTAATAATACTGCATCTATTGTTGTCGCACTACGTGCCATATAAAGTAACATATCTACATCATTAGCACCTGTACTTAATACTGGAACTGTTGCACATACAAATTGCCAAACTGTGTTATAACCTAATGTTCGTGAACCTGTACCATCTTGTATTACATAAATACAACCACTTTGTCCTGCTACTGCATTAGATGGTGCAGCTAATGTTCTATTACCACCTAGAGTTACTAAAAAGTTATTGCCTACAGCAAAGTCACTTGTAATACTTGCTGCATCTGTTAATGTAGTAATAGGATTATAAGCTCTAGCAGATGTTCCTATTTTTAATGAACCTGCTTCATATGTAATATTACCTCTAACTGTTGCATCTGTTGTTACAGAAGTTCTTACATATCGTAAATCTGCTGCAGATACTTCAGGAACATTATTTGCACATACTCCTACATCTGCAGAAGCTGCTGTACCTAATCCTAATCCTTTTGCATTTGTTGAATAAACACTTCCATCTGTATCTACAACTATTTGTGATACAGCTCCTTGAGCAACAGTTAAACCATCTCCAGCAGCAGTTTTTATTTTTACTACATTAGTTGTTGTTGTATAAGTTGTTTGATTATTTATTACATATCCTTTTGTAACATTAGGTATAATCATTGTTATAGTCGTATGTGCTCCACCTACAGTTCCATTTGCTTCAAGAAAAGCTGAACGAGGTACATCACTACCACCATCTACTGCAGATAAAGTTACAGTAGCTGCTGATCCTAATGATACTGTTGTATATGCTGCTATGGCATCATCAACTAAACTGATAACACCATCATTTAAAACTGCACCCCAAGAATTAGGATTATCTCCATCTCCTTGTTTTACCAGTCTTATTCTACTTGTGTATGTTGATGCCATTATGTACTCCTATTGTATTGTTTCTACTGTGCTATCTATATCATAGTTGGCTCCACTATGATCTGCTCCTATGAGAGCACAAGAAAGTTTTTGATTATTTGTTATTACGATTGTCCATGCTCCATTTTTATTATTAACATATAATTCTATTAATTCATTATCACTATTTACTGCCCACCATTTACGTGACTCACCATGTTCTTGTTTTAAATTACCTGTTAAATCTGCATGTTGTGCACATAATAAAGTTTTTATATATGTTTTTTGTATTACATCTATATCTTGAGCTTTTGCTAAAGAACCAAAAACTAATATAAAAAATAATGTTATAACTGGAATTAATTTCATATTATGATCCTAATTCTGTCCATGAATTTACAGTTGCTATTTGATCTAATGTTCCATCTTCATTATAAGTATCAGTATGTAATGCTATAAATGCATTCATATCTGCTGCATTAGTTATTGCTGTTTCTATTCTTGTTGCATCAGCACGTATT